CAGGGAACAAAAATAACAAGCCTTCCTGACGGGTTAACCGTTGGTGGTTATTTAGATTTACATGGAACAAATATAACAAGCCTTCCTGACGGGTTAACCGTTGGTGGTTATTTAGATTTACAGAGAACAAAAATAACAAGTCTTCCTGACGGGTTAACCGTTGGTGGGGATTTAGATTTACAGGGAACAAATATAACAAGCCTTCCTGACGGGTTAACCGTTGGTGGGAGTTTAGAATTACGGGGAACAAATATAACAAGCCTTCCTGACGGGTTAACCGTTGGTGGGAATTTAAATTTAGATGGAACAGATATAACAAGCCTTCCTGACGGGTTAACCGTTGGTGGTTATTTATATTTAGAAGGAACAAATATAACAAGCCTTCCTGACGGGTTAACCGTTGGTGGGAATTTATATTTATATGGATTAAAAATTAAAAAAATTCCTGATGATGCAATAATTAAGGGTGAGATTTATAAATAAATTAAATTGAAAAAATTATGAATGAAAGTTTATTTGGTAGAATAAGAAAAGGATTAATGGGATTTCCATCTAAATACAATGGATCATATTCTCATAGACAGGTATTAAAAACTGTATTACCTAAATTACATGGGAAAAAAGTTTTATCTAAAGAAGAAAAGAAGTTTTTGGATAGTGTAAACGATTTTATAACTAAACATGGTATATCTCCAATAGATCAGAGTGGTTATCCACCATTTCCAGGAACATACTCATATATAAAAATGCCGTCTTTTAAATCTGGTGGTGGTAAGACTAAAAATAAGTTTCATAATCAGGGTAATAATACTAAAAATACCCCAATATCTAAAATGTATGCATCATTCAATAGAACTTTAAAGTTAAAAAATAGTGTAGATTCATTTAAGGGTGGTGGAACATATATATTAACAGTATTTTCTGTAGATAGTGTGGGTGGTAATACAATAATTAAAGCTAAGAATAATTTTTTAAAAGACAAGGAATATCTGATTTTTGAATATCCAGGAAGTCCTAGGTTTGACACTTACATAGATGTTAATGTTAAACAATATGACGCTTTTAGAAACGATGAACATGAACTAGGAATTGTCCCTATTTCGTTTAAAAAAAGATAAATTTAAAATATTATGGCAGAATATACAGTTAATGAGTTAAAGCTTCTTATTGATCAAATCAGTGAAGAAATGGGTGCGTACGATAAGAAAATGACAAAACAACAAATTGATTTTCTATCGGCTCAACAAACTAGAATCACTAACATAGTCAGCTCAATTGGGTCGGGATCTTATAAAGGTGGTGTTAAGGCTGATTGGGAATCCTTATCAAAAAGTGTAAATTCATCAATGGCTAGTTTAAAAACTAGTTTATCTGATGTAACTAAAGAAGCCGGTTCATTTATGGACAACATTAATAAAGCTGGATTAGGATTAATTAAAACTCAATTTAGTATAAACGAAAATATTACTTTTTGGAAAGAATTTGCTAAACAAGTAAATACTGTAGGAGTTAATGTTGGTATAACATCTAATAGATTTGAATCTCATAGAGAGCAGATGAGATTATCGGCTAAGATATATGCGGAGATGGGTGGTAATACAATTGACCTAATTACTGGATATAAATCATTGTCAAATGAAATAGGAAGGTCAGTACCGATTTCCCCTAAAATCGCCGAAAGTATGAGAGAACTTGAGGTTGTGGCCGAATTAAGCTCAGGTCAGGTTGGTATATTGATTGGTAGGTTATCTAACCTAAATATGGGTATTGATACCACAGCTAAGATTATGGAGGATCTTAGAGTATCATCGGAATTGGCTGGATTAAACACATCTAAAGTTTTGAATAATCTAATAGATAATGTTGGTCGGATGCAAGAATTTTCATTTAGGGACGGTGTTAAGGGTATGATGGAAATGGCTAAGAATGCTGAAAAAACTAGGTTAAGTATTTCAGAAACATTAACCTTTGCAGATAAGTTATTTGATCCGGAAAACGCAATGGAAACCGCCGCTAGTTTACAAATGTTAGGGGGGTCTTTCGCTCAAATGGCCGACCCAATGCAATTAATGTATGACGCAATGGCGCAGCCAGAAGAGTTAATGAAGAAGTTACAAGGTGCTGTTCAGGATCTTGGTCAATTTAATAGAGATACCGGCAAATTAGATTTGGATCCTGCCGCCGCAATGCAGTTAAGGGAGATGGCAAAAATAACGGGACAAAGTGCGAAAAATTTAATGGAGGCGGCAACTGCCGGTAAAAAACTTGAAGATATTAAAATGAATGTTAGTTTTGGTAGAAATTTAAATGATGATCAATTAAGTACTCTATCAACATTGGCAGAGTTTAAGGGTGGGGAATATAAAGTTAAGGTAAAGGATGAAAGAACTGGTAAAGAAGTTGATAAATCTATTACTGAGCTAAGTGATGAAGATATTATAAAGTTATCAGAATCATTAAAAACTGATAGCTTAAAAGATGCGGTTTTTAAAACTATGACCGCAGACGAAATAATAGTTAATCAATTAACAGGGGCTAAATTTAATACGTTAGACATTTGGAAAGGTAGTGGTCTCGATAAATTAAGTGATAATGTTACAACGGGACTATTAAGTCAGGGCGGCGCTCTTAGTCAAATACAAAAGACTATGGACGAAATGAAAACTAATATTTTTATCCCAGTAGAAAAAATTGGTGAATCTATGGGTGGTGCGATGAAAGTTATTAATGCTGAATTAGGACTATTTGTAGAGATAGGTAAAGAAATGGCTTCGGCAATTAGTGGTATAGATTCTAAAACAATACACGAAAAGAGTGGAAAAGTAGAAGAATATATTAGTAATTTAATAAATAAAATTGGTGGCATTGATACTAAAATTGGTGAAAAACAGAATGATGCTAGGTTAAATCTGGGCCAAAAAACTTATGAGAGACCTGATGGGTCATTTTCCGCTGTGCCGATAAGTCCACCTAAAAAATCTTTAGGTGGATTACTACCACAAACATATGGTAATCAGTCACTTTCACATGGAAATGGTGGTATTATTGGTATGATTGGTGGGAAACCAAAAGTTGAGTTAGAAGGTGGGGAGGCTATCGTTAATACCAAGAGTTCTTCCGATTATTCATCATTATTAAGTCTTATAAATGAAAAGGGTGGGGGGGCTAAATTTAGTGATAATAGTGGAATATTATCAGAATTAACCAAATTAGGGGTTTTTGATAAAGGTGGTGTAATTCCAAATAATACTAATAATAGTAACACGTTTGAAAATACCCAAATATCCAATTTAAATAGGTTTGACAACCTTACGTCTAATCTTAGTCAGACGATACAGAATATTGAAGGTCGTAGGCCTGGTGTCACTGTAAATCGTCCTGGTGATGATAAATCAACTGATATATCAATACCAAATATTAGTGATAAGATGTTAGAGTTTTTTAACAATAAAAGTGTTGGAAACGTTGATAAAATGTTGGATAGACAAACAACGGCTATTGACCAAAGAAAATTAGATGTCAGTGGAGAAGTTGTAGTGAAAATTACCGGGTCTGTTGATATAATGGACGATAATTCAAAATCTAAGATTATTGAAATGGTTAAAGATAAGATATCTGTTGCAATAAGTAATTTCTCTGATAATGGGGGTGGTAAACTACTAGATGCTTTCGGGGCTAACGGAGGTAAAGGTAATGCATAATATTTATTTATGGTGAACTATTTACTTTGGGTAAAACATTTCTTATTTTTGGACCACACAAGTTAAAACCTTCGGTCAATTAATATTGGTATATAATTAATATATAACCACCTGTTAAGTTTATTGCTGACCACCCACCAGGGGACTTTTTTAAAAATTTTTCACATATTTATTCATAAGTTACATTAATTAACATATGAAAATATTAATTTCCGAGACACAATTTGATAAAATTTTAGAATCCGATGAAAGATTCGTAAATATGTTGATTAAAAGAATATCATCATCGAACGACATATTTACCGATATATTTTCAATTAATAGAATGTTTAATGTGAGTATACTCAACATGGATCCTGGACATGATAAAAATAGAATTGAAAATGAGATTGCTAAGTCTATTTTAAATCTTTTGTATAAATCTGATAATAAAATTAATATTTCTATTACTAATTTTTATGAAATGGCCAATAGAGGGGCTAAACATTCAATGTCCACTATTTTAGATAAATCGGTAGATTTATTGATAAATTCAAATAAATTTAAATCCACAGATTCTTTATCTAAGATCATTATTTTGGATAGATTTGATGAAAAATTTGGGTCATTATCAAATAATGGGTTCGTTATAGATAGTTTAACCACAAAAATATTATTTAACGATAAATTTAAATTGGAGATTCGTTCTGGTATGGAGAATGCTGATAATTTACATAAATATTTAAATGACATAATCACCAAAACTAGAAAAATTAATAATGTTAAGTTTAGGGAAATAATAAAAGATTATATTAGTGATATATCTAAAGATGTTATGACCATAATAAAACAACGGAATGGTATGACTTTTAAAAATCCTGATAGACAATCTAGATTAAAAGATTTGGTTGACTATATTAAAGACGATACTATAACAGGTGATAAGACCAGAAGAGGATTTTTTGAATATATTGGTAAACCAAATGCTGGTGAGGGTAATTTAGCCAGATTCTTTGCTGCAGCAATAAAATCTGGTATAGTGTCCCTAGATTCTTCACGAAAACCGCCCATATTCAAATTAGGTCCAAATTATGATAATTGGATTAATAAGAAGTTATTGGCGATATAAAAATCATTTTTTTTAACTTTATATTACCATAAATATCCATACCATTATATTTATAAACTATGGGCGTAGGATTATTAAATAATGAACTGATAGATAATATCAGAAAAGACCTTTTAATTAGAAATTTATCATCTACATACGAAAGTAATATTGGTGGTGTATCATCTCTAGCTTCTTCTAGAGGAACCCCTTATCATGTTAATGAAAATAATGTTGGTATATCGGTAAATGCTAATAATGTGCAAAGTTTGGGTGAAATATACTTAAACGATAACACATTTAAAAATAAATACACTCCAACTGAATTTGGTATTTATACCACATATGACCTTAATGATGTGACCACCAATGTTGCTGATTTTGCTGATCATGTAACATATTCAGATTATTATAGGAAAACATTACCCGATTTTGAATTAAGAAGCTCAATAGCTAATATTGCATTAGGTAATGAAATTGTGGATACCCCAATAGGAACTATTGGTAGAGAACAATTACGATTTGCTGTTGAAGAAAATGTTGCTTATCTTCTACAAAAAGAAACTATTGGTAGAGTTAATACTAATATATTAAGTATATTAAATGGTAAGGATATTTTTGTTAAAGATCATACCATTAGTAAATTACCCGGTGGATTAGGGTTTATTGTAAATTCGTTAGAAAAAGTGACTGGTGTAGAAATACCAATAGACATTGTTCCTAAATCGGCGTATGGATTTTTAGATAGTAGACTTAGTGGTAAGTTAATGTATGATGATTGTGGTATAGTTGGGTTAGAAGGACTTTTAGATACTGATCAAAGAAATAATGAATTATTAAGATATAGTGGTAGAGGTAATAAAAGGGTATTATTCGATTTATTAGGGATAAATAGATATAGACCAAATTATGAAGGTGAGTTAGGGTTATTAGGGGAAAGAAAAGGTAATCTATATGATGGTAGATTAGATAAAACTAGGAGACATTCTGGGCCATTACCTGTTATGCAAAAACTTGGTTTGGGATCAAAACCATTTACAGGTAAAAAAGATGATATAAGATCAGTATTGCAGGAAAATGGTACTCCTAAAATAGTTTGGGACAGTAATGATAGGAAGGCTAAGTCAGGATCATTCAAAAGATTTATGTTATCCATAGAAAATTTGGCGTGGATAGGAAACACCGAAGGTTTAATGGATTGCGAAGTTGGAAATGGTGATAGAGATAGTAGTAATCCTGCACCTGGTAGGATAATGTGGTTTCCACCATATGATTTATCATTTGATGAAAATGTTAGTGTGGCATGGGAAGCCACAAATTTTATTGGTAGAACAGAGCCTATATATACTTATAACAATGTTAGAAGAAGTGGTACGTTATCGTTTAAAGTGGTGGTAGACCACCCATCAATATTGGCAGAAACTTTAAAAAATTCAAGTGTGTCTGATAAATATATAACCGATTTTTTTAAAGGATGCACAAATATTGACGATTATTTATTATTATTAAATACTATTTCGGATAGAGTTGAAACGGAAAAAATTACTGAGGTAGAAACTCATATTATAACCGAAATGAATAAAGTTAAAGAGCAAACTAAGAATAGTGTAATTACACCCGAAAGTATTTCTTATAAAATATATTTTCCAAATGCATCTTACAGTATAGATGCATCATATGAATCCGGTGTTGGGGCATCACCAACACAAGTATCCCCTGGAATATCAGGAATAACAACTGAACAATATGCTAATAGAACAGATTTCAGTTTAAATATAACCGGTGACGGATATCTAAACCCATCATTATTAAGTGAGTTTGATAATTTAACGGCTAGTGGAACGACAATAGGTGAAGGTAGTGTTAAAGTAATTATAAATGTCGGGTGCACATCCGCTGGTGGTAATCCAATTAATAGTCAAATTGGACCTAAACGATATGAAGCTGCTAAGGCGCATGTTATAAGTAAATTAGGTAGTAAGGGAATATCTGAGGATAAAATAGTGGTTAGTGGGTCAAAAGCGTGTAATAGTGGGGCGGTAACATGCCCGGAAGTAGGGTATAGAGATTGTAAAGAAGAAAAAGAAAGTAGATATGCTAGTATTGAAATAAAATATGATGTAGTTACAGATACTATTTCTGAAACGGAAGTAGATGATCCTATTAATATAAAAGCTACTGCCACAATGGAAACTATAACTAAAATAACCAAAAGAGCTTTATGGAGTGAGTGTGATTATTTTGATTATCTCGAAAAAGAAGTTCCATTATTATATCAGTCACTTGCTAAAAAACTAAGATATTTTAGTCCAGCATTTCACTCAACAACACCTGAGGGATTAAATTCTAGATTAACTTTCTTACACCAGTGTACAAGACCTGGGCCGGCAATATCTCCAAAAGATAAAGGTAATAGCAATTTAGCGTTTGGTAGACCACCAATTTGTATATTAAGAATAGGTGATTTCTTCCATACTAAAATGGTCATAGATAGTTTAAATATATCATACGAAGAAAAAACTTGGGATTTAAATCCTGAGGGTATAGGTGTCCAACCAATGATAGCAACCGTAAGATTGAGTGTTAATTATATTGGGGGACATTCATTAGACGGTCCAGTTAAGGAGTTACAGAATGCGTTATCAATTAATATGTATGCTAATACAGAAGTATTCTTAGAGAAGCCTAGAGTTATTAGTAGAGAATCTACAACATATTTAAGGGACACTATTTTTGAATATCCAGCACCGCTTGGTCCGACATTTGATCCGCAATGGGCCAATCAATTGTCGCCGGTGGATAGTTATTTAAATATAAACACATCTACACCCAATGTTAATGGTGTTATAAACGCTTCTGACATAACTAAAATACCTTACGAACCATCATTCGCGTAAAAACAATAATTAATTATGGCACAATATTATGATAGATATTCGGGTTTTAGAATTAATGGACAAACTAGAACCGTACCATTTATATCAATTGATATAAAATCTAGTGATAAGTCTATTGCGTACATTAGTGGTAGGGATAGAATGGACATATTATCTCAAAAATATTATGGTAGCCCATTTTATGGATTTCTAATCATGTCAGCAAATCCTGAATTTGGGGGATTAGAATTTTTAATTCCCGATAGAACCATAATAAGGGTACCATACCCATTTAGAGAAAGTCTACAACAATATGTTAATAAATTAGCTAGATTTGATCAACTATACGGAATTTTTTAATGGCAACAGAAATAATAGGAATTGGTAACAGTACTTTAACAATTATTGATCCACTAGAAAATGGTCCGGTGGATCAAAAAGATTTGTTTATATACGTAAACTTAAAGGCTAAAACAAATCGTAGGTCAATTTTACAAACAAGTAATCAAAGTAATCAGAATAGTTTAAGTTCTGTTGACAATGAAGATGCGATTAATATAAACCTTATTGGGTATAAAGAAAATGGTGATAATACATATGTGACAACTGATTGGACATCTGGTAAAAATGGTGCTACATCAACAATTGGAAGTGATTCTAAGACGGATTCGATATATGAAGGATTTGGTATAACATCTATTGAGATAACTTATAACGCTCAGTTAATGCCTAAAGTTATTATTAAATTTATAGACGTAAGAGGTGGTGGGTTATTCGATCAAGAAATCCCAACAGATGATACTAATTCTAAATATGAAATAAATTCACCATACGCATTATTATTTAGGATACCACCACCATTGTTTGAATTAACGGTAAAGGGGTTCTACGGTAAGATAGTTAAATATTGTTTATATTTAATTAAAACTAATACATCATTTAATGCCGCAACAGGTAATTTTGAAATAACAGGAGAATTTCTTGGATATACATTTGCATTCTTACAAGATATAAAAGTTGGTAGTATAATAGGCGCTGGTAATAGACCTGAGGGGAGAAAAATACTTGATGATATAGTTAGTAGTAAAACGGTGGAGTACCCGGCAATCACGTTGGATGAACTATTATTACTATTTAATAAACTAACTGTTGATCAAGATGCCTTTAAGAAAAACTCTACGGAATTTTATGAAATAAGATTAATTAATGAGCATATAAAATATGTTAAAGAATTTAGAAGATTATTCGGACCAGGAGTTACTCAAGATAAGTCTGTTAACACAACATTTGGGCAACCATTTCAGGGAAATTATTTGAAAGATGGTATTGATCAATTATTTTTTAGGGATGTTGGTGTTATAAATTCATCTGACGATACTGTTAAAAAATATAATAGTTTTAGGGATGACATAATATCATATAAGAATACCTATGATAAATTTGTTAGCCAGAATTCTATTAATAATAATGTCATATCGAACGTTGATTTACCAACATTAGCTGACGGTAATTTATATGATACAGTTCCCGAGGCCATTACTAAAATAAATTCTATAATTTCAGAAGAAAAAAATAATAGTAGTAATGAAAATGTTCCATTACTTACCGAAATTATTTTTAGTGCTAGAACATCTACATGGAATTTAAATACTGGGGTATATGTTATAGATCTATATGATAAAAGAGAAGAGCTTGGGGAGATAGAAAAATCTTTAAATAAAGCCAAGGAAGATTTACAAACTGCAATAAATGAAAAGTTTAGTGTTATAGTAAACGAAAGATTGGGATTCAAACCAACCGCCAATAATATATTAGGTATATTGTCGGACAATACGGAAATGTTTTTAAAATCACTTAGAGATATTTGTGTTAGTGCAGAAGAGCAAAGTAAGAATAGGTATGATACTTTAAATGGGGTATATAATCTTGATATTCCACAAAGCCATATGGACACTACCGATGGTAGAACACCAACTATATATGCATTTCCCGATGTAACAGATGATAAAACATATAAGAATGTTTATTTAGGGGACATACCCGGAGTAAATGATTCGGTTTTCCCTGAAATTAAATTTGTGCAGGAAACATTGGATGGTCAGGTTAATGCTGAAAATATTTTAAGAGAGTTTATAAATAAAGAGAAGTCTATATTATCGAATAATACATTATCGTCTGATAATGTTCCAATAGCAATATCTTATGAGAGTATAACTTCATCACCTTATGGTGCAATAGAAGGAACTTCAATGACCGGATCTGGTGACTTAAATGACATTATGTTATCAGCTATAGCCGTTAGACCATTTATGTTTAATAATTTATCATTATATGATGGACTATCGGCAACAGTTATACCTAAGTTTGAAGCCGCTAGCTTATTTTCTAGTTTTGTGACTAGAACATATAAGGATGCCATGAATAATATTCCTAATGATAAGACATCACCCAAATCATTATTATCCCAAATGTTAGACAGTGGTATCATTACGTCAGATTCAACTAATTTATACTACGAGTTAAATCAGAATGATTATGTCAATAAATTACTATCACAATCATATCCATATTTTATAAGTGATGTTGATAGTAGTTATCGTAATTATTGGGATATTAAACTTAATATAAAACCATTGGTATTATCACAATTAAATGGTAAAGAAGTTGGTGAATTTTTTAAGGATCAAAAACAGCCTAGTAATAAATTACATGTTATTAATTTTTATGATGATAGAAAAAGTTTTATGTATAAATCATATTACTCACTTAATTGTTTTGAAGATATAGTTAAAAATGATATAGTAAGATACTATAAAGAAAAAAAAGGTAGGGATCGTAAAAATTCGGGTATCGATTCTGACTTCGATTTAGTATCAACATATTCGTTAGCATCGTTTTACGAAATTTTTTCAAACAAACCAGGAAGGGATAATGCATTTTCTATACCAGTTAGTTTTAATACTAATAGTAAGACAATGATAAATTTCACCCAATCCACATTATATACTGCATCATCTAATGAGGGTAAGGCGTATTTAATTTTAAGTTCATTATTATTAAAATCACACAATGATTTTATAGAGTCATTAACTGATGTTGCAAAAGTTGTTAAAGTACCTAAGGCATTTTTACTGTGGATTGGGGCAAATGATTATAGAAAGTATACGTTTACCAATAGTGGTATCGATATATTGGCGTTTTCACAAGATAAATTTAATGTTGCGCCTACTAATCAATATTTTTACATAACCAAAAACATTGTGGATGGAACATTACCGACTAATTTAGATTTAGGTAAATTTAGAAAATATTTTATAGATTGGGTATCTACACAGGAATTTATTGATATTAAAAATGCGTTTGAGTCTAATTTAAATAATAGCGTCTCAAATGTTGGTAAAGAGCTATCTAAGATAGATTCTTCATTATTTAAAGAAGTGGATTTTATATCAACATACCCAGAGGAGTGGATAACAACAACTGTCGTTAAAAATTACATACCTAAATCTACTTTTGAACAATATTTAAATGATTTCTTAACAACATTCAAGAACATATATGGGAACAACACTCAACTAAAAGGGGGTAATAATATCGAAAATAAGACTACCCAAGATATTGTTAATGATTCTGATATAAAAATGAATGCTTATTGGGACTATAAACATATATACGATACTTGGTTAGCCGGATCTAAAAATGAAAAAATATTTAATATTTGTTGTAATAGTTGCGATGAAAAATCGCTTAAAGATTACTTCAAAGTTTTTGATAAATTTTACAATGACATTGGGGATGAAGTTATACTGAATATGAAAATATTGACGGAACTTGTCAACACAAGGCATTTGTCAATGTATTCTGTTATATCTAAAATTATGACAGATTCTTATTTTACATTTTATCCACTACCTGTTTTTATGGACTATTCTAGTCCGGAAACGGCTAAGGCATTATTTAATCCTGTTACTAAATATGAACCACAAGGAATAAGTGATGGGCCAACATTTTTATGTATTTATAACGGGCCACCATCCAGTAATTTAAGTCGAAACTCCGAATTTAAGGATGATGCATTGAACATTAATGATCCTACTAAAAAGGATTCTATGTTTAAAACTAATAATCCTAATGAGAAAAAATCTATAACCGCATTTGTTGTGGACTATGGATCAGAAAGTCAATCTATATTTAAGAATGTTAGTGTTACCACACAAGAAACTAGAATGACTGGTGAATATATAAAATTATTAACCAATTTCGTTCAGGGCGGCGGACAAACTAAAAAAATAAATAAAGGTAATGAGGTATATGAGCTACTTAGATCTAGATCGTATACATGTACAATTGAATGTTTTGGTAATTTTATGATACAACCATTAACATACTTCCAACTAAATAATGTACCATTTTTCGGTGGTGGTTATATGATAAATAAAACATCGCATACAATAACACCACATAATGTTAGTACAACTTTTAGTGGTATTAGACAAACACCTTTTGCTGTTAATATAGTTAAAAATTATACATCATATTTAAATTTTTCATTTAACGACGCATTAGGTACCGGATCAACCTTCACTAGATTCAATGATAATGATATTGAGAATATATTATTGATTAAGGATCAACTTATTGGTAATGATGCCGTGATATCCAATGAAATACGATTAGCATTATCTCCCACATCTGGTATTGGTATAGTTAAATCATTTAGTGAAGATACCCAATCTTTACATACTGGTATAGATATTGAAGTGTCTAATAGTGGATCTTCTATAAATGCGTTTGGTAATGGAATTATAATAGATATAGAAGATAGGGCAGTTTTAATAAAATCAGATAAAATCGATTCGGATGGGTATAAATATTATGTGGCATATTTTAAGCTACAAAATACCAACCCTAAATTAGTTAAATCAATTAGGGTAACTAAGTCTACTATTTTAGGGACGGGAACCACTATTAATAATATCGTTAGAGATCCTAATAAACCAGCATCTAGTGTTACATATTACCATTATGAGGTTAGGCGTAGTAAAAATGATATGTCTACTATAACAGATTTTATAGGTAGCCCAGAGGTTAAGATATTGAATACTGGGTTTTTCTCAGGAAACAAACCAACAAAGATAATTGGTGGTGGACCATTACATTCCGTTTTTAAAATTTAATAGAATATTTGATATTTTTTTAGTATTATTGATAATATATGATATTCAAAGCAATTAAAATTTCACAAATTACTGATAGTGATGGGTTTACAACATATAGTGATGTACCATCCCTAATTATTGGTTGGTCCAACGCTAAAAAGTATTTTCCGAACACATCTATTAAGAACGAAAAAATAGGTGAAAATTTATATTGGACATTTTCTGATAAGGAGAAGAAAATAGACTATGAAGAAAATATGATTAAATTTACTGATAAGTGCGTATCACATATTAAAAATAGGGTTAAATATCATTTTATTAACCCATTTCATTTGACATATTCAGAGGCCAAGTTCATAATTAAAACATTGGCCAAAAAAACTAAAAAAGTTGGATTTATCACAGAAAATTGTGTATTTATATCTGTAAATAATATTGTATTTGGAATTAATATAGAGTTTTTTACCATTATTAATATCGATAGAGAAAAGATCATCGGATGGTTAAATAAAAACAATATTATTTTATATAATAATAAAGACTATGATATTGAATTATTAACTGCGATAAATAATGATAGATATATTTTACCATACATAAAGAATAGTGACCAACATAACCAAAAATTTACTATTGGTAACATTTTTAAATAGTAAGACTTTAGACGGGTTTTTAAAATTTATTCATACTAAACTAGGGATTAAGAAAGATAATATTTTTCTATATAAATCATTAAGTGGTGATGATAAGATATTTGCAACATTTAGAATTTTAGGTAATTATGAAAAAATAAATTTAAATAATGATATTAGGAATACGTCTATTATCCATAAAAAGGGTAGTACATATTACACAATAAATGCTTTGAATAAGTTAATTGAGCAAACATATAACCTAGATATTGGGAATATAGCACATAAAGATTATTCTATTAATTGGGATGAATATCAAAATATGTTTATATTACTAATAAATAAAGGGCTAGTTAAAATCCCTGTTGAGAAATTTTTACACAAATCTTAATATTTATAGGTATATAAAATTATAATATTATGGATAATATAACTAAAAATGATAAAAATGATGATAAGGATTTAAAAAAGTCACTATCAACATTTATAGATCCTGACAAGAAGAAAAAAGAATGTGTTGGTGAGGAATGTCTAATCGTTAACAATGATGAGATAGTTGAAAGAGTTGAAAAGAAACTAATAACAAATGATGGTAGACAATTATTAATTTGATCATGAATAAGCAAAAGGCATTACAGGAATCGTTAAATAGACATAAATTTTTATTGGAATACTCATTTTTTGGTATTCAAGGAACCGATGAAGCAGAGGGTGATCCACTTACTGGTGAAGATCCAACTGCTGGTGGAGAAGAGCCGGTAGATTTTCCCGAACCACCATTAGGTGGGGAAGAAACTCCGGTAGAAGAGCCAACAATTGGTGATGAAACGCCACCAGAAGGAATAGACGCCCCACCTATGGATACCGCAATTGGTGATCAACCATTACCTGGACCTGATATGGGAACTGGTATGGGTATTGGTGATGAAGAGGTAGAGGTAGACATTACGGATTTGGTACAATCTTCAAAAGATACTAGTGATAAAGTAACTAGTGCGACTGAAATGTTAAACAATATGATCACTAAATTTGATGATATGGAAACTAAAATGTCTGCTATTGGAGATATTAGTAGTAAAATTGATGGATTAGAGAAAGAAATTGAAAGACGAAATCCAACTCCGGTTGAAAAATTGGAAATGAGATCTATGCAATCTTATCCATATAATTTAAAACTAACTGATTTTTGGGACGAAAAAACGCAAAATTCTAATATTGATATAGAGCCGGAAGATGGAGAAAAAGAATATGTTTTAACCACAGGTGATGTTATGTCAGATTATGATGAAACTTCCGTCGCCAATTCTTTTAACATCCAAAACGATATAAACAAAATATAAATTTTATTAGTAGCGCGTCTTTACTAATCAAAATATAATAATTATATTTGACATATATACTAACATTTAAAAAGTTATAAACATGTCAAAAGAAAAAGAAGGTGTTAAAACTGCACCAAAAAAGTCATCGTTAGATGCAATTCTATCTCAATATGAGAAGAATAAAAGTAGTGGTGGATCAGTTACCAATCAGGTAGATCTTACCAATTATTTCTCAGATAAACTAGCTAAGGGGGTAAATGAAGATGAAAGAACCATCAGAATTTTACCTACACAGGATAAGTCATCCCCATTTGTGGAGGCTTATTGGCACGAATTGCAGGTTGATAATCAGTGGAAGAAAATCTATTGTAGAGATAAGAATGATGGTGAAAGATGCCCATTATGTGAAGTTGAAGAGGCTTTAAGATTAACGGGTAAAGAAGAAGAGAAGAAATTGGCTAAAACGTATAGACCAAGATTATTCTACATAGCCAAAGTTATTGATAGAAGTAAAGAAGAAGAAGGGGTAAAATTCTATCGTTTCAAAAAATATTTTAATGGTGATGGTGTTATGGATAAACTATTTCCAATTTTTAAGAAAAGAGGAGATATCAGTGATCCAAAAGAAGGTAGAGACATTACATTTACTTTAGGTAGAGATCAGAACAAAAATAGTAAAGTAACATCGTTAGTTGCTGAAGATCCTACAATGTTAACTGATGATAAGGAAAAGGCAATTCTTTGGTATAAAGACACTAGAACATATAAAGACGTTTATAAGGCGCAGGATGTTACTTATGTCGAAATAATTGCTAAGCAACAAAAACCTGTTTGGAGTAAGGTAGAAAATGGTTGGGTTGCAGAAGATGATTTTAAGGCGTCTGAATCTTCTTCATTAGAAGATGAAATAGTTTTATCAAAGAATGAGTTAAGTAGCAAGTCTAAGCCGGCAACAAAAGCTGCTGAATCAAAACCTACATCTAAGAAGGTAGTAAAGTCTATGGACGATGCGGTGGATGAAGATGAGGATGAAGTAACTACTAATGAATCTACCGATGATTCGGGAGAAGAGTGGCCATTTTAAAAATAACTAACTATAAAAAATCTATAATATAATGAGTAAAGTTCCGCCTAAGAAGGGTAGTATAAAAAAACAAGAATTTGATTTGGATAGTTTTAAAAACGGTTTTGGTATTCAACATAGTCCAAAAGAAAAGCCGTTAGAGGTGATACATTTATCAGAAGCTTTTTATAAGGCAACAGGAAATGCTGGATTATATAAGGGATATGTTAATGTGTTGCAGGGATGGCCAGAGACCGGCAAGAGCACTGGGATAATGGAGTCAGTCGTTACCTCACAGAAGATGGGTTGGCTACCTATTATTATAGATACCGAAGGTAATTTTAACTGGGAATATGCTAGAAGTGTTGGTATGGAATATGAAGAGGTTTTGGACGAAGAAGGTAATGTTATAGACTATAGGGGGTTTTTTATTTTTGTTAATAATACTGTCCTACTTCAAAAATTTGGTAGATATAAGCATGATGAAGGAAAAGAGGGAAAAGAAAGTAGATCTAAACCAGTAATAGAAGATGTTGCTCTTATTATTGAAAGTTTTCTTGATGAACAAAAAGCCGGTAAACTTCCTTATGATTTAGTTATTCATTGGGATAGTTGTGGAAGTATTTCTAGTTATAAATCTGTTATGAGTAAATGTAATAATAACCAATGGGACGCCGGAGCAATTAGCCAATCATTTTCAGCAATATTAAATTTTAGAATCCCATCATCAAGATTAGAGACCAGCCCATATACTAACACATTAGTTATTGTTCAAAAAATATGGTATGATGGCATGAACATGGAAATCAAGGGCAAAGGCGGCCGCACATTAGAATTTGGAAGTCGCTTTATTGTAAGATTCGGGAATGTATTAACAAGTGGGGCTGCTAAAATTAAGGCTAAAAGTGGTGATAAAGTATTTTATTTTGGGACAGAATCAAGAGTAAAAGTTGTAAAGAATCAAATCACCGGATTATCATTAGAAGGAAAAATTGTTAGTACTCCTTGGGGGTATGTTCATCCTGATGAGGTAGATGGATTAAAGAAAACGCATAGAGATTTTATTTTAATAAAGTTGGGATTAAAGGATGGTGAGATTTCAATTGAAAAGGATAAGACTAGGGATAGTGATATTGATTTAGATGATAATTAATTAGATAGTTATTCAGATATTTATTATATATGAACCAGTCAAAATCTAAAAATATATAACTATCCCTTATGAGAGATTTTATAAAAAAAGTATTACGTGACTATACAATTACAGAATCTTTAGATAAGCCATTTAAAAATTTAAAAGAAATTGAATTTACCAGATATTATCTAGATGAAGATAATGTAAAAGTTAATTTTAAATTTAAACACGAATTTAATATTCATAAATTACCATTATATTTGTTAGATACTGAAAAACTAAAAAATTACTTTGAGATTTCATGGTCTTGGAATCAAGATATGGAAAATGGGTATAAGACGGTATATAATTGGAAAAGAGTTACCGCAACGGCGTTTAAAGTTATTGATATGTTCTTACGAAAATATAATCCTGAGCTGGTCATATTTAAAGGTAGACACCCTAAAATGGATATAATTTATAACTATGACCAATTTTTAGAAATACTTAGGAATTTATTTTATTTTAATTACTTTGTTAAAAATTATGATGATAAAATATATATAATAAGAAAAGATGTGTCGAGTATATATGAAGGTCATATAGAAAAACGATCAGAATGTGATGATTGTAATGAAACATATGAAGAGTCTAGGGAGTTTTGGTTACATCCAAATAAAAGAAAAAGGAATATGAAGGGAATATCCAGAAATGACTATATAAAAGATCAAAGAAAAAGAATTTTTCTAAAAGAGTTTTTTCTTCATTAAAAATGCTTATATTTAATTAAGTTTTTGTTTAACAATTTAAAATAAATTTTGTGTCTGATAGACCAAGCCCATTAAAACGTAATTCGGTAAAAAAAGTAACAACCTGTGTAGTTGATGGCAATGCGTTGTTGAAAAACGCATATTTTGGGGCCAAAAATTTATACAACTCAAAAGGAGTTCATATAGGAGGGATATATCAATTTTATACTACACTAAGAAAAGTTATAAAAGAAAATTCTGTTGATAAAATTATAATATTTTGGGACGGAAAGTATAGTGGTAGATTAAGATTTGATATATATCCTGAATATAAACAAAATCGTAATAAGATTTTTTATGGTGATGTTACCATTAATGAGGAAGATGAATCATTTTATTACCAGAAAGTAAGAACCAAACAATATGCTGAGGAATTATTTATAAAACAATTTGAAGATGAAATTGTTGAGGCCGATGATTGTATAGGATATTATATATCCAAGTATAAAAATACTGAGAATATTATTATTTGTAGTGGAGATAGAGATCTACTACAGTTAATATGTGAATCAGTATCTATGTATGTTTTAGATAAAAAAATAGTTGTTACTGATAAAAATTTTTATGATATATTTGGATACCCACACCAAAATGTTTTATTAATTAAAACACTTATTGGTGATGATAGTGATAATATAAAAGGAGTTAAAGGTATAAAAGAAAAAACCTTATTTAAATTGATTCCTGATATAGAAGAGAAATTATTAGAATTATCTGATGTTATCGAAACTGCGAAATTTAAATTGGATCAATCAAAAGGGAAATCTAAAACATTGAAAAACATAGTTGAGGGCGTGACATTAGGATCTCAAGGTGAAAATTTATATAGAATAAATAATATTCTTATAAATTTATCTACACCACTTATAACTGATGAGTGTAGAGAACAGTTAGATATTTTATTAGAATCAGATATTGATCCTGAGAATAGGGAAACTAAAAATTTATTAAGGTATATGCAAGAAGATGAATTCTTTAAAGAAATACCCGGAAATTCAGAGGGGTATGTGGAGTATTTACAACCATTTTTAAGACTTATAAAAAAATAAATAAAAGATGAAAACAAAAGTAATATTAAAAAATGATGACCAGCAACATAATGAATATAAAAAAGGTGAGACCGGATACATTGATGGATACACTGTTGGTGGTAATGGTGCACCATATGTTTGTGTGGTGATAGGATCAAGAATAATAATGTGTAAAGTCAATGAAATAGAAGTAATTACAGATAATAAAGAATTTTTATAAATAAATAAAATAAAGTTATGAGAAAAATTGAAAAAACACCGTATGAATTTTATTTATACATCAACGGAAATATCATTGTGCAAAGATATTTCAATATTAAGGGTTATAATCCTAATGCTCTAAGATCTATGGAGATTAGGGAAATGATAGACGATATTGATACTATGATTCAGAATGACTTTAAAAAGAAGACTGAGGATTATTTATACACATATTATAACCCATATGATGTGCAATTAGAGAGTGATATTCAGAGAACCAATATTTTCGAGGTGGAAGATTTTTTTGACATAGAAGTGAAGGTTAATGATAAAACTGCCATTATTAAAAGGTTTAGTGGTAACGTATACCCACCAAAGGTAAGATATTCTACAAATATAAGGGAGCTTATTCCTGATATCATTTATAGAATACAAGACACTTTGTCACAAAAAAAATATGAGATGTCATATGGTGAACTAGCACTTTAAAAATATTTATAAGAAAGGGGAAAGTTACTATGAGCAAGCAGAAAGGCAATTTAGGGTATTTAGGGCAGAACTTTCAAATTAAACTTATAAATCAAATAATTGTAGATGAGAAATTCGGAAATAGTGTTATAGACGCTATTTTACCAACATATTTTGATAATGAGTATTTGAGGTTAATAGCCGCGGAAATAAAAAATTATTATGAAAAATATGGTGCAATACCACAACTAGTTACTATCGAAGAAATTGTAAAATCTACAATATCTAAAGATATAACTAGGGATATGGTTCTTGAAACCATAAAGGAAATTAATGAGGCTGATCAGAAAGATTTTTTATGGATACAAGAGGAATCTACTGATTTTTTTACGCAACAAGAATTAAAAAAGGTTAATAAGAAAATTGATAAGATAATAGAGTCTGGCGATTCAACTAAATATCCTGAGTGCTTAGAATTAATTAAACACGCATTGTCTATAGGGGAACATAGAGATAATGGGATAGATATTTTTAATCAATTAGATGACGTATTATCAGAAGATTTCAGGCACCCGATTCCGACCGGTATAAGTGGGTTAGATGAGGCTATGGGTGGCGGGCTATCTAAAGGGGAATTAGGTGTTATATTGGCCGGTTTCGGTACTGGTAAGAGTACAATGGTAACTAAATTAGCAAATCATGCTTATAATCTTGGATATCATGTTATTCAAATATTTTTTGAAGATAAACCTAAAGTTATACAAAGAAAACATTTATCTTGTTGGACAGGAATCGAGCTTAATGATTTATCATTACATAAGGATAAAGTGATGAATGTTGTTACGAAAATGAAAAATGATAGTGAAGGATCATTAACATTAAAAAAATTCCCAAGTGATGGCACTACAATACCACAAATTGCAACATATCTTAGAAATATGATGGCTAATGGAATAAGACCAGATCTTGTTTTATTGGATTATATAGATTGTATATCCCCATCAAAAGTTGTTGATGATATTAACGTAAGTGAGGGAACTATCATGAGACAGTTTGAGTCAATGATAGACGAATTAAACGTCGCTGGGTGGACATGTATTCAAGGAAATAGATCTAGTCTTAATGCACAACTTGTTGAGTCAAACATGATAGGTGGATCAATTAAGAGAGGTCAGATAGGCCATTTTATACTATCAGTTGCAAAAACGCTTGAACAAAAAGAAGATGGTAGAGCAACAGTGGCCATTTTAAAATCTAGATTTTCTAAGGACGGAATTATTTTCGAGGACATTATATTTGATAATGCTAAAGTCCATATTGATATGACTAATAATAGTAATGTTACATTTTTAGAATTTAACAAGGGTAAAGACAAAAGAAGGTCTGAGACAATAGTAGAGGCCCTTAAACAAAGAGAAATATTAATGGGGGGTAAAAAATAATTATAAATTAATTTTATAAATTTATGAGTGATATAGATATTTTAGAAAAAAAAATGGTCCTTAATGGATATGTGACATACGATAGGTCAGATGTGTTAAAAGCATCTATTGAATATTTTGATGGTGATGAAATGGCTGCTAATGTTTGGATAAATAAATATGCGTTGAAAGATTCGACAGGTAATTTATATGAACTTACTCCGGATGATATGCATAAAAGAATTGCTAAGGAGTTTGCTAGAATAGAATCAAATCATCCAAATCCAATATCATATGAAGATATATATGATAGAATTAAAAATTTTAGTAAAATAATTCCGCAAGGAAGCCCAATGGCCGGTATTGGTAATGAATTCCAAATAGTTAGTTTGTCTAATTGTTTTGTTATTGGAAATGAAGGGGATTATGACTCTTATGGAGGGATTATGAAATTGGATCAGGAATTGGTTCAATTAATGAAACGAAGAGCCGGAGTAGGATTAGATTTATCGTTTATTAGACCATCGGGTAGTCCTGTTAAAAATTCTGCGTTAGTATCTACAGGTATTGTTCCATATATGGAGAGATATTCAAACTCAACTAGAGAAGTTGCTCAGGATGGAAGAAGAGGGGCTCTCATGGAGTCAATTAGTATTATTCACCCCGATGCTGAGCAATTTATTGATGCCAAAATAGATGAAACTAAAGTAACTGGGGCTAATGTATCTGTTAGAATGACTGATGAATTTATGGAATCAGTTTTTAATGGAAAAATGTTTATGGCTAAATATCCTGTTGAATCAAACAATCCAACGTTTACTAAAGAAGTAAACCCAAAAGTTATATGGGATAAAATTATTCATAATGCTTGGGATAAGGCCGAACCGGGAGTATTATTTTGGGATACAATTATTAGAGAATCTATTCCTGATTGTTATTCTGATTTAGGGTTTAAGAGCACATCAACAAACCCATGCATTGTTGGTAATACACTCGTTGCGGTAGCTGATGGTAGAAATGCGGTGAGTATAAAACAATTAGCTGAGGAAGGTAAAGATGTGCCAGTATATTGTTATAATGACAATGGAAAATTATGTATTAGAATTATGCGTAATCCACGTATTACAGGATATGAACAACAAATATATAAGGTCACATTGGATGATGGTAGTGTATTTAGAACCACAAAAAATCATAAAGTTAGATTAAAATCTGGTGAATATAAAGAGGTAAAAGATTTAATATATGGTGATAGTTTACAACTATTAACAAAGTATGAGGCTAGTATTAAAGATATTTTCCCGAAAGCCAATTCAAATTCACAAGATTATTTTTGGTTTAAAAAAGATGATCTTAAAACACCAAAATCTGAACATAGATTAATTGCTGAGTTTACATATAATGAAAAGATACCCAATGGGTATGTTGTTCACCATATAGATCATAACGCTAAAAATAATCGTCCTAATAATTTAGAGATAATGAGTAAGTATGATCATGATATATTACATTCTAAAAATATGATTGGGGATAAAAATCCGATGAGGAGAGCTAAAACAGAATGGTCAGATGAAAAGTGGGAATCTTATTCTAAAAATATGTCTAAATCTGTTTCTGGAGAATTAAATGGTAAATTTTCCGGATATAGTAATGAAGATTTAAAAAAGGCCGCAATTGAATTAACAACTAAACTACAAAGAAGATTTACAGTAAAAGAATGGGAAGAATATGCAAAAGAAAACGGATTACCACAATATTTTAGTGGCTGGAGGAAAAATCAATTAAATGGTGGGATAATGGGATTTTCTAAATGGGCGGCAATGGAATTAGGGTTTGATAAACATATTGATGTCGACCCGAGAATTATTAAATCTTATAGTAAATTAATTAGTGAAGGTTATGATACTGAAATAATTGATGGTAATATTATTATTAATAAATTATGTGAGGAGTGTAGTAAACCAATGCAAGTTAAATGGAATTATAGAGAAATATCTAAATGTTGTACAACTAATTGTTATAATAAACAAATGTGGAGTAATGATGAGTTGAAGAATAAAATTAGTGAAACGCGTAACAATACTGAAAAAATAAGAAAAGAAAAAATAGCTCAAAATCAAATTAAAATATATTCTGATCTAAAATTTAAATTGGGCCGCGATCCTATGTTAAAAGAATGGATATTAGAATGTAAAGATAATAATATAAGTGGAGAAGTTGGTCGTAAAAGTAGCCCAATAAGGAATTGGGGTGAATTAAAAGATGTGGCATCCAATTATAATCATAAAGTAATTAGTGTTGAGATTGATAATATTGAAGATGTTTATAATGGAACTGTAGATGAATTTCATAATTTTTTTACCGGGCATTTTGAAGGTAAAACTGAAAATGGGAAGTATAAGTGGTCATACATTAATCAATTGCAATGTGGTGAAATAATATTATGCAATGAAGATTCATGTAGGTTATTAGCATTAAATTTATATTCCTACATAACTAATCCATTCACTAAAGAGGCATATTTTAATTACAAAGAATTTGAAAAAGATGTGATCATTGCACAAAGATTAATGGACGATTTAGTAGATTTAGAACTTGAAAAAATTGATAAAATTTTAGATAAAATAGAATCTGATCCTGAACCAGATTATTTAAAATATACAGAAAAAAATCTTTGGTTAAATATTAAGAAAAAATGTATGGAGGGTAGAAGAACAGGTTTAGGTATAACTGCCGAAGGAGATATGTTAGCAGCATTAGGTATTAGATATGGTACAGATGCGGGAAATGATTTTAGTGAAGATTTACATAGAAAATTTAAATTATTCGCATATAGATCATCTGTTACATTGGCGAAAGAAAGAGGGGCGTTCTCTTTGTATGATACTGAAAGGGAATTAAATAATCCATTTATAAATCGTATTAAAGATGATGATAAAAAATTATATGATGATATGGTTAAATATGGTAGACGAAACATTGCCATATTAACAATAGCCCCTACAGGTACGGTTAGTTTTATGACACAGACAACATCTGGAATAGAACCAGCATTTTCTTTATTTTATACGAGAAGAGTTAAAATAAATCCTAACGATGAAAATGTTAAAAACAAGAGAGTGGATTTTGTTGATAAAGTTGGAGATTCTTGGCAAGAATACCCAGTTTTCCATCATAAATTTAGAGATTATTTAATAATTAATGGGTATGATATGGATAAGGTCAACAATATGAGTAAAGCTGAAATAGAAGTGATAATTGAGCATTCACCATATTATAAAGCGACGGCAAATGATGTTGATTGGGTTAAAAAAGTTGAAATGCAGGGTAGGATTCAAAAACATATAGACCATTCAATATCAGTGACCGTAAATTTACCTAAAACTGTAACCGAAGAATTAGTTTCTAAAGTATATGAAACTGCTTGGAGATCGGGATGTAAAGGAATAACAATTTATAGAGATGGATCTAGAAGTGGTGTATTAATAACTATTGAAGAAGAAAATAAAATAACTAAAACCAATGCCGTCAAGCGACCAAAAACATTAGATTGTGACATTTATCATGTCACTACTAACTCTGAGCAATGGATGGTAATTGTGGGGCTACTTGGTGGTGAGCCATATGAAGTATTTGCCATCAAACCAAAATCTATTCATATCCCACAAAGAATTAGATCCGGTAAATTAACTAAAATTAAAAGGGGTCAATATGATTTAGATTGTGACGGATTTATAATTGAGAATCTTGTGAGCCATTTTGAGTCTAACGAGCAAGAGGCGTTAACAAGAATGATATCTACATCATTAAGACATGGTGTAGATATACAATTTGTCGTAGAACAACTAAATAAGTCAGAAGGTACGATTGTATCATTTAGTAAAGCCATTGCCAGAACTCTTAAAAAGTATATTGACGAATCTAATGGTAGCACAGAAACATGTGCAAATTGTGGTGAGAAGTCTTTGGTATATCAAGAAGGATGTTTAAGTTGTACAAATTGTGGAACAAGTAAATGTGGATAAAATGAGAATAGTTATAGATAGTAAAGATATTGTTAGAAGTATTAAGGTTTATTATTATAAATTTATAGGCGTTATAGAAAAACCTTTTACTTACTTTTTTGGAAAGCCAAAAATTAAAATTGGTGATAAATTATCATATCCATACGGTGGGGGTATTTGTAATGGGGTATATTATTCATGGGAATCAGGTATTTGGTGGATAAAGGTGGGTGAATATTCAGTGTCTCACGAACTTGAATCGTTTTATAAAAATAAAGATAAAAAATGAAATTTGAAAAGGATATTAAAAATAGTATAGGCGCAAATGTTTATACTTTTGGTATAACAAGGGCTGGTAAAGGACAACCTTTTAATTGGAAACCGGAAGTTTGCCCTCATTGGGATTCTTTACATAGTATATCATACAGTAAAGATGGTATGTATAATACTATTAGCTATTATGTGCCGATGTATTGTCAAATATTTTGGTTAGGGCTAATATTTTATATTAAGGTGTGGAAGAAAGAATTGGGTAGCCATAGAATGATTAACTACGAAGATACTGTTAATGACAGAAATAATGCTCTATTAAAAAGGGATAGTTATAAAAATAATTAATTACCGTATAAGTACTATTGTTTTAATCCTATTTTTTTTCTATCTTTAACTTTATAAACTATAAAATTTATAATGGCTAAAGAGAAATGGATTTATGAGAGTAAGTGGATAACATTTTATTTCGCTTGGGGGTTTGATATTAGTTATGAAACGTGCGGGTATTTTGACTCAAGACATAGAATTAATTTAGATTTAATATTTTTTAATTTAGAAATTATTCTACCAATTAGTGGTGAACGTGATAGTGAGTGTGACCCACCTAAATGGGGCATTGGATATCACTCTAATACGATATGGATATATCGTGGTGGTAATGGTAATATGGGAGGCGGTAATAAGTGGTGGACATTTAGAATGCCATGGGACAATGATTGGGTCAGAACAAGTGTTCTAAGAAAAGATGGTAAGTGGGAACATGAAACTAAGGGTGATAGAAAAGATTTTTATAAAGATTTGTGGGACGAAATAGTGTGGTCGGAAACATACCCATTTATATATGTTTTGAAATCTGGAAAAGTTCAAAATAGATTGGCTACTGTTAAACTGGAAGAAAGAGAATGGAAATGGCACTGGTTTAAATGGCAACCATTTTTTAAAAAAGTTAGGAGGACAATATCCGTGAATTTTAACGAAGAAGTTGGTGAAAGAAGTGGTAGCTGGAAAGGTGGTACATTAGGATGTGGATATAATATTTTACCAAACGAAACACCTTATGAGTGTTTAAGGAGAATGGAAAAAGATCGTAAGTTATAAATAATTGTTCTTTTGAACATGCTCCTGTTAGGTTTAAAACCCAATCATCACATTGTGTGATTGGGTAGTTTATAAGGGCATTATTTAAAAAATTCCTTCAAATCTTGCATCTATATTTTGTGTTCCAAATGCTTCTTCCAATTCTTTCTCTAATTCATCATAGGAATCAGGATCTTCTGGAAACATCCAATATCCTTCTGAAGCATCCCAAGTTGCGTAAAAATCACTATTTGCGATAAACTCACCAATCCTTGTATTATCCACAGGAGTTTTACCTTTAACGATTAGTCCTGTGTCAGGTAACTGACTTGTGTGCTCTAAAATAGCGGCAATTTTCTTTAATTGATCCTCTCTTAATATATATTTCATATCATATAAATATTCGCAAAAATAGAATTATTTAAAATTCTCATGTTTTCCTTTAACTTTATAGTGGTTTACATCTAATCCGTATGATTCTAGAAGTTTCTTTGCAATATATTCATTACCTGTGTCTAAAAAATGTTCAAATCGTTTTTCGCTAAATTCTATGTTAAATTCCATAAGGTCAATTCCGACAAAGTTTCGACCATTCTTTAAGGATGCAATACCACTTGATCCTGACCCACAAAATGGGTCTAATACCATATCACCTACCTTAGACCCTATTTTAACGAACCAATCCGCCAATTCGACTGTAAATGGGGCTGGGTGCAAAATGCTGGGGTTACTTTCAGCGGCACATGTCACTACATTATGTGGTAAACTACCACCTTCATTAGCCTCTTTTTTAACGTATTTTAACTCACCATCCCTAGATCCAATAGTTGGAACAGGATTGTCAAATCTCTTAATTGTAGACTTTGCGTATGGAACTTTACAGTTTTCGGGGTAAAATTTGGGTGTGGTGGTATTTGAAAAATGGAATACATACTCATACCTATCAATTGCTCTATAAGCACATTTTGACGGCATAGCCTGTTTTTTATACCAAATATAAGGTTTTGCCACAAGTTTCCACCCTTGTTTCCTCATTTTCATTTTTAACTCATCAATAACAGGATGAACCTCACCATCAATAATTTTATCGTTAATATTAAGGAAAAACGATCCGTTTGGGGTTAAAACATTTAAAAATGATTCTGTAAAGTTTAAAAACCAATCAGCATATTCATCTGGTGATACATTACCTACCACCCCATCTGATTTACCAGAATAATTTTTTCGCAAATCAAAATATGGTGGTGATGTGAAAATCATGTCGATCTCTCTACCATTTAATTGATTTTTAATGACTTGGATAGTGTCACCCAAGTAAAGTTCATAATTAGATTTGTTCATAGGATATAAATTTATGTCACAAATATATACTAAATTTGTGACAGATTATTACAAATATAGTAAAAATAATTGAAAGATCAAAGCTATTTTTATTTACATACCCAATTATTTTTATTATTATTATAACTATGATATCAATAGTTTACTCAACCCGCAAAATCGATGAATCTTACATTAAACACATAGAAAAAACGTGTGGGTTAAAAGATATCGAAATTTTACCATATGAAAATAATGGTGAGTTCTCATTAACAGAGATTTACAATAAAGGATTAAAAAAGTCTAAATATGATAAAGTAGTATTTTGTCATGATGATATAATACATAACACTGAAAAGTGGGGTAAGAAAATCCTTAAACATTTTAATAGTACCGATTTTGGAATTATTGGTATGGCAGGAACAACTGATATGCCAGCATCAGGAATGTGGTGGGAAGATAGATCAAAAATGGTTGGAATTGTTGGACATACAAAAGATGGAAAAACTTGGTTATCAAAATACTCAAATCACTTTGAAGATAAAATAATTCAAACGGCAATACTTGACGGGTTATTTTTCGCTGTTGATAAAAAAAGAATTAAGAAAAATTTTAATGAGGATATAAAAGGATTTCATTTATATGATTTAGACTTCACACTTAACAATCATTTATCTGGAGTTAAGGTTGGTGTTATGTTTGATGTTAGGATAACTCATAAATCTATTGGTGAAACTAATGCTCAGTGGGAAGAGAACAGAAAACAATTCGTTGAAATTTATAAGGACAATTTACCACACTATGTTAAGGGTGAATTATTTTATAAAAAGGATATTAGAGTACCAAAACAAACTCCTAAAGTTAGTATCATAATTCCTACAAAGGGAAAAACAGACTTATTGTTTAATTGTTTGAATTCCATACTTGAAATTAGTAAGTACCCTAATATGGAAATATTAATTGCTGACACAGGATCAGAAGAAGATGAGAAGGTAGAGATTAAGAATTTTATAAATAAGAAATCTACTGATAAGTTAAATATAAAATTAGTTGAATATTATTATTATAACTTTGCAGCTATAAATAATGATGTGGTATTGAATCGCGTTAGTAAGGATAGTGAATTGATATTATTTTGTAATAATGACATAACACTTGTTAATGATGCGATATCGGAAATGGTTGGTGTTTATAATAAAAATAAGCATAACTGCGGCACTATTGGTGCAAGACTTCATTATCCTGATAATAAGGTGCAACATTCAGGAATAGTTTTATATCTGGGTCAGGATAAGATACCACATTTATCACATGGGGGTATTGGATCATATTACACGTATGCTGATCATATTGTTGATAATATGTTCGGGTCAACAGCAGCATTTTTACTAATTAATAAGGAATTATTTATAGAGGCCGGAATGCTTAACGAATCTTATGACGTTTGTTTTGAAGATGTTGAGCTGAATATAAGGTGTTTAAATTTAAGAAGGAATAATATATTAGTGGGAAATGCCGTTTGTTACCATTTAGAGAGTCAAACTAGGGGTGAAAATAGTATAAGTGGTAAAGACTATGGTAAGATAAGACAATTTATTTTCAATACTCCAATAACATATAACTATTTTATGAATGCTAGTTATGCCGATGTTTTAAAATCGTTTAATGAATTGATGGAAAATCATAACAAGCAACAAAATAAAAATTTGGCTTAATGAGACTAGGGGGTTATAAATATTTTAATGTAAGGAAAGTTAAAAATTTATTTGAATGAATAAAAATTTTATGGTATACCATATAGCATGTATGAATCATTGGAAGGAAATTTTTAATGATCAAATAGATACAATACTACATTCAAATATAATTAATGATTTACATATGATATATATTTCATTATTATATAATGACTATGACGATGTTAGTTTCATAGAAAAAAAAATAATTGGGTATGATAAATTTAAAATAGTTTATAAAAGTAAAAATTTAAATGAATATGAATTCCCCGCATTAAGATTAATTAAAAATATAGCAATAGGTGGTGATTGTAATATATGTTATATTCATACTAAAGGTGTTAGTATAAATGAAAATAACATGTCTTTTTATCATGGAAGTAACGATATTAATCATTTAAAAAATTGTGTTAATGATTGGAGGAAATATATGGAATATTTTATATTAGATAATTACAAGAATTGTATTGATCAATTAAATATTTATGATGCTTGTGGAGTTAATTTGGTTGAGTCACCGCAAAAACATTTTTCTGGTAATTTTTGGTGGGCAAATTCGTCATACATAAAAAAATTACCAGATATTCATAAAATTGATATTTCACATAGATGGAACGCAGAATTTTGGTTAGGGCACTCTAATGGCAACTTTAAAAATTTATATACTACAAATGCTGGGTATATTGAAAATATAAAAGATAATTATAAAAAATTTTTTAATGAGATATAATGAAGAAGAGTTAGAAACTATTTGGGATAAATGTTTAGAATATAAGATTCAACAAAAGAAAGAAGAATGGATGCGTATGTTGGATATTATTAATAACATGGATAATAGTAATAATATTATAGAAATCGGGGCGTATGATGGTGGTGCTAGTATATCATTAAAATATTTTGCTAAAAATATGGTAACAATTGATTTATCAAGACATTTTAATTTATCCGAATTTTCAGATATAAATTATAAAAACATAGTTGGTAATTCTCATGATGGTGATATATATTTAGATGTCAAAAATTTTATAGGTAATTGTGATATTTTATTTATAGATGGAGATCATTCTTATGAAGGTGTTAAGAAAGACTATTTAATGTATAAGGATTTAGTAAATCCGGGTGGTATTATAGCATTTCATGATATTATTAGATCACATAATCATGAAATTCAAAACTGTTTTGTCCATAATTTATGGGATGAGATTAAAATTAATAAAAATGTTGAAGAAATAATATTTCCAGATTTATCTTGGGGTGGCATAGGTATCATATACGTATAATATAATATGAAATTAGGGGTTAGTTATAACTTATTTGATGCTATTGAACATTTAGAGCCGTCTATAAAATGTATAAGAGACCATGTTGATTATATATCTGTTGTGTGGCAAGATATATCTAATTTTGGTAATAAATCTAGTGTTAACATTGAAAAAATATTAAATGATTTAAAAGAAAGAAAATTAATAGATACTCATTTTAAATTTATACCAAATACTAATACTATTCCGCAACATAATGAGATAGATAAAAGAAATTTGGGGTTACACATTTCACAGGCAAATAGTTGTACTCATCACATGTCGATGGATACTGACGAATATTATTTATCGGATGAATTTATTTCAATGAAAAATGATGTGGAATTTAATAATTATGATAGCTCAGCGTGTCAAATGATGACATATTATAAGTCGCCAGAATATGTTTTAGACCCACCAGAAGAATATTATGTCCCACTAATTTATAAGATAAGGCCAGGAATTAGATTTGTGTTAGGAATTCAATTCCCGGTATTAGTAGATCCAACTAGAAGAATGGATAGTGGTAATTGCAAGATATATAATCGTGATTATATTCAGATGCATCATATGACTGGGATTAGGAATAATTATAGAGAAAAATTGGTTAATAGTTCATCATCACACGATTTTAAAAGTAAGATAGATGAGTTGGTATCTGAATATAACAATTGGGAGTACCCAAATAAGGTTATGTTACCAGGAACACCATTTAGATATTCAAATATAAAAAAAGTTAAAAATTTGTTTACATGAAGATAACAGATTATTTTGATAAGGCATATTGTATAAATTTAGATCGTAGACCAGATCGATGGGAAAAATCTAAAAAGGAATTTGAAAAACATGGATTAGATGTTGAAAGATTTAGTGCGAAAAATGGTAAAGAGATAAATCTATCCCACCCATATAATTCAGAATTGGGTGGGGCTATTAGCCATAACAATGTTATTAAGATGGCTAAAGAGTTAGACTTAGAAAATATTTTAATATTAGAAGATGATGTAGAATTTGTGGATGATATTAATGTTAAGTTCCAATCAATATCCACTCAGATACCAAGCGATTGGGATATGATATATTTTGGTGGTAATCATCAGGGTGGATTACATAAGGTTAATGATCATTTTCATAGAATGGGCAGATCATACGCAATACAATGTTATGCCGTAAATAGTAAATCATTCGATATTGTTACTAATTATATGGATATTAAAATTAAAAAGGTTTTGGATGGATCATACAAACCAAACCCATCTGTTGCGGCAGATTGGTTTATATCTGATCTACACCCAAACCTAAATTGTTATGTAATAATACCACACCTATGTTGGCAAAAAGAAGATTTTTCTGATATACAAGGTCGTGTAGTAAATTATAATTTTTTAAAATAAGTATATGATAACCTGCGTTTTTACATCATGTGGTAGATTTGATTTACTGGACATTACGATTAAAAGTTTTATTAACCATAACACTTTACCAATTGAAAAATATATTGTAATAGATAATTCCACGAAAATAGACGCAATGTATCACATTGAAAAAATAGTTAGTAATTTAAAAAATGTTGACGTAATAATTAACAGTGAAAATATTGGACAAGTTGCGAGTATCGATAAAGCGTATTCTTTAATTACCACAGAGTATATATTTCATTGTGAAGATGATTGGTATTTTTATAGATCAGGATTTATGGAAAAATCTTTAGAAATACTTTTAGATAATAGTATGGTTGTTAATGTTAATATTAGAGAAAGAAATAATGGTGATAGAGGATCGTTTCACCCTATAGATAATAATGAATTGGTGACAAAATATGGTGTTAAATATTTCCTATACAGTCAAAATTATTTAGGTGAATGGCACGGATTTTCGTGGAATCCCGGACTTAGGAGAAAATCAGATTATAATATTATTGCTCCGTATAAACAATATGTAAATGAGCAAGGTGTTGGTAGTAAATATAAAGAATTGGGGTTTAGATCGGCATGCCTAGATATGTCATATTGTAAACATATAGGAGAGGGTAATGTGACACCATTAAGTAATATATAGAATATGAGAAAAAAAATATTAATAACTGGCGGATCAGGATTTCTTGGTAGGAATTTAGCATTAAAATTGAAAAATGATTATGATGTTATTCTTGGATCTAGAAACGGTAAAAATAATATGGTAGCATCTAAAATTACGGGATGCCAATCAATAGCGTTAGACGTTTCAAATATAGAATCTGTTAGGGATGTTATTGGAGAAATTAACCCTGACATAATAATACATGGCGCGGCAACAAAATTTGTGGATTTATCTGAAAAATATCCTATGGAAACCATAGATATTAATGTTATAGGATCACAAAACATAGTCAGAGTTTCGATAGAGAAAAAAATAGGTGTGGTAATCGGAATATCTACCGATAAAGCATGTCCACCTGTTAGGAATATATATGGAATGTCTAAATCATTAATGGAAAAAATGTTCACGTTAATGAATGGAAAGTCTATTACTAAGTTTAGTGTTGTCAGATATGGTAATGTGGCATGGTCAACAGGGTCTGTACTACCTATTTGGGATTCTATGCATAAAGAAAAAAATGTTATAGGAACAACTGGTCCGGATATGAGAAGATTTTTTTTTACTGTGGAAAATGCGGTAGAATTAGTAATTAATTGTATGGATAATATCAATATTTGTGCTGGAAAAATATTTTCTAGGGAAATGAAGTCGGCCCAAATTAGGGACATTTTAGATGTGTGGATAGAAATGTATGGTGGATCTTGGAATAGAATTGATGGTAGACCTGGAGAAAGAAATGATGAATATTTAGTCGGTGAAACAGAATTAGATTACTGTAAAACTATTGACATAAATGGAGTTAAACATTTTATTATAAGCCCAAATGATAGGGTTAATAGACCATTAACTAATATTTTTACTTCGGAAAATGCGGATAGGTTATCTAAGGAAGAAATAGTTGGGATTATAAAATCAGGTAAAGATGTTTAAATATGGAATAATATTAGCTGCCGGTAATGGTAGTAGGATGTTACCATTAACCGAATATGTGCCTAAGCCACTTATTAAGTATAATGGGGTAGAATTAATCTCCAACGGGATAAATTTTTTAAAAAAAAATAGTGTGAGTAACATTATTATTACATATGGATATATGTCTGATAAATTAATTTCATTTGTAGAAAAAAAAGTTGATTGTATGATAAATACTACTAATCAGGATAACGCCTATTTCTTGTTCAATTCTATGGTTAAGTATATTGATGACGCAATAATTTTAATGCCGTGTGACATAATATTTGATATAGATATAGATATGTTATATAGGGAATATTTTGATTTAAATTCTCCACCAATATTAATTGTGCCGGTAAAAAGTGAGGTGGAAATAGATTCCGATTTTTTAACCATTGGTGACTATAATAATGTGGATAATATTGGTAGGGTGAGTAAACATAGTGGTAACATGTATGCTAGTGGAATACAGATAATTAACCCAAAAAAGATAAATGATATAATACAACCACACCAAAATTTTTATGGTGTGTGGAAAGAATTAATATATAAGAAAGAAGTTAAAATATCTAATATATATTTAAAAAATTGGATATCGATAGATTCTTTTAAAGAAATAAATATATGAAAAAATATAGTATAAAAGACAAATTATTTTCTCACGCGTTTTCTAGTTGTGATTGGGAAAGGCCGACTTATTTCGAGTGGAGCTTCAATGATATAGTTACGGATTTTATTTTTTTAACAGACTATGACTTATTAAATGTTGATTTATATGGTGACATAAAAAAATACGCGTGGTTAGTTGAGTCACCAGAAATTACTCCTATGTCATATAAATTTGTATTTGATAACCATAATAAATTTGATAAAATATTCACATTTGATAAATCTATTCTGGATACTACAAATAATTCACATATAACACCCTATGGTGGGTGTTGGATAAAACCTATAGATAGGGGCACTCATTTTGATAAAAAATGTAAAATGGTATCTATGGTATCATCAGGTAAAATGATGACTACTGGACATAGACTAAGAAAAGACGTTATCGATAAATTCGGTAATAATATTGATTTATATGGTAGGGCATATAAATATATTGATAATAAAATAGAATCGTTATTGGATTATAAATTTCAAATAGTGATTGAAAATACTAAAAGAGACTATTATTTTACCGAAAAATTAATAGATTGTTTACAAACTGGGGTAATACCTATATATTGGGGATGCCCATCAATAGGAAATTTTTTCGATATTAATGGAGTATTAACTTTTGAAACTGAATCTGAGTTATCTAACATACTTAATAGTTTGTCCGATAACCTATATTTAGATAAAGTAGAATCTATAAAAAATAATTTTGAACTGTCTAAAAATTATTTAATAGCCGAAGATTATATATATTTAAATTATAATAATATTATATGAGAACACTATGCACATTATCAGATAATAATTATATACTAAATGGGTTAGCACTTTATGATTCATTGGTGTCCACTAATGAACATTTTGAATTACACTATCTTTGTTTGGATGATATAATTTATAATAAGATGTTGGCACTGAATTTAAATAATATTGTTATTTGGGACATAAAAAAGTTATTAAGTTATGATGTGGAATTATTAAATACTAAAAATTTATTATCATATAAAAATTTTTGTTTCTCATTGGCATCATATTTTTCAAATTTCATTTTAAAATATACCGGTAACAGCGTATATTATCTTGATTCCGATCTATTTTTTTATAGAGATTTAGATATAATAGAAAATGAAATTGGTGATAAAAGTATTGGAATAATTAAGCATAGGCATGTTGAAAAAGGACATTTTGTTGGGGCATATAATGTTGGATTGGTGTATTTTAAAAATAATGATATAGGTATTGAATGTAGTGAAAGATGGTGGAGATTAGTTATTGATCAAAATAATCCATATTACACCAGGTATGGTACTTGTGGTGATCAAAAATATTTGGAATTATTTGAAATATTTTATGGCCAAGATAATGTATCAATAATAGATGATAATAGTTCACATGTTGCACCATTTAATTTTCTATTATATGATTATTCTATATTTGACATGGTAAATAAAAAAATTATTTATTTAGGTAAAGAACATTATATAACATTTTGTCACTTTATGCAATTCACTCCAAATTTTAATACTAATACTTATGATGCCACTAAAGAGCCTAATAATCAAGAATTTATTAAAATACCACAAGTTAGGCTTTTATATGACGATTATTATAATAAAATTAAAGAATCTAAAATAAAATATAATATATGAAAATAGCATTTGGAATGATAGTTTTTGAGGGTGATTATGTTTTAAAACAATGTTTAGAGCAGATATATCCATTTGCTTCTCAAATTTTAATAGCTGAGGGGCCGGTATCTTATTGGCAAGGACAAGGGAGGACTACCTCATTAGATAAAACTAATGAGATATTACATTCATTTCCTGATCCCGATAATAAAATAAAAATAGTTCATGGACAATTTAACGAAAAAGATGATCAATGTCGCGCATATATGAAATATATAAATGATGATATTGATTATATATGGAATCTAGATAGTGATGAGGTATATAAAACGGAAGATTTAATAAAAATCGTAGATTTTTTAAAAAAAGAAAATCCAACTAGCGTTGGAGTGAGAAGTTGTACGTTTTATGGTGGGCTAGATCATTATCTAACAGGGTTTGAGTTAAACACCGATAATTTTTTAAGAATTTTTAGATACGCACCAAATTCTAATTGGTTAACACATAGACCACCAACCATTAAGTATCCGGATAATATGTATATGGAAAGAAAACATATTGGTAGCGATACTTTATTTAATATACTAGGTGCGCAAATGTATCATTATTCTTACGTTTTTCCAGATCAAGTATTTAAAAAAATAAATTATTATAAAGATAGTGTTAGTCGTAGTATGTGTATTGAAAACTATTTTAATGACGTATATTTGCCGTGGGTATTAGGGACGAATAATGATAAGTATAACGTAGAAGCAAAATATTTGGGTGTTCACGAATGGAAACCTAATAATAGGGGGGAATGTTACACCACAAAATTTATTGGAATACACCCAGAAAGTATTTATAATGACATAGAAACTATTAAATTAGAATTTAATTCACAGTTAAAAAAATATGTTATATAGTGTGGAAAAAAAATATGATGATTTTGAATTCATAGGATCTTGGGACCATGAAAATGTTTTTTTAGAGCAATTAAATTTAAACCTAAAAGAATTGGATGGTAACTATCCATATCACTGGAATAGTTTAACTTTGTTTTTAAAACAGATTTTAAAATTAAATAAAAATACTAATACTAACATCAATTTACTGGACATCGGCTGTGGTTGTGGAGCAATTTATGAATTTATGAAAAAATTAGAATTTAACAACATTAAATATATAGGAATTGATTATTCTGAAAACGCTATTAAAGTGGCGAAAACGCAATGGAAATATGAAAATTTTTTACATAAAGATTATAAATCAATAGATAAATCTTTTTTATTAAAAAATAGTATAAATGTAATATTATGCTCCGCATTACTCAACATCCTACCAAATGCGGACGATGCTTTACAGCATATTTTAGAATTAAAGTCTAAATACTTAATCATTCTTAAAGCCGACATTATTGAAGGTGATAGTTATTTTAATACATATACTATGTATGATAATCGAATAACATATCATTATTTTCATAATAAAAATATTTTTTTAGAAATGATTAAATCGAATAATTATAAAATAGTAATGTCTGAAAATGATAATTGCTTTTTATTGGAACAAAATAATTTAAAATAATATGATGATACCTAAGTTTAAAAGAGAAGAATTATTAAAACATATAGATGAGTTTTATGAATTATATATGAATAGACCGATAAAAGAAAATGGTGGTGGTATGAAATCTGCTCACATGTTCCCATCTTGGTTTATTATTAAAACTATGATGCCTGAGTTTATAATTGAAAGTGGGGTTTGGAAAGGGCTTGGTACGTGGATATTTGAAAAGGCATCTCCGAATTCAAAAATAATTTCTATTGATCCGAATCCACAATATAAGGAATATGTGAGTGAAAATGTGGTATATCAAACAACAGATTTTTTAAAGACTAATTGGGATTTTTTAAATAAAAACAATGTGCTATTATTTTTAGATGATCATCAAAATTCTATTGAAAGGATTAGATACGCCAATTCAATTGGGATTAAAAAGATAATTGTTGAGGATAATTATCCATATTGTCAGGGAGATTGCTATTCACCTAAAAAAGTAATGTCAAAGAGAAAATATGTAATAGATAGTAAAGGTATTAGAAATTGGTTTGAAAATAATGAAGATGATTACGAATTTTTAACGGGAAATATTAATTATTATCAAGAATTTCCACCACTTTTTAAGGATCAAATTACTAGATGGGGAGATGAATGGGATTGTGAAAAATACCCAACAGAAAAACAATTATTGGGAGAAGAGCTAAAAGATAAGTATCAAATTTTTTTTAATGAAAGAAAAGATTATACGTGGATTTGTTATTTAGAGTTAAATTAAAAATATGGAATATACACACAATTGGAATGCGGAGTTTATTAACAACACTAATAAGTTAGGAATTAATAACATTTTATTGGCACTAGAGATCGGATCATTTGAAGGATTAACATCTAATTATATTATAGATAATTTATTAGATCCTATAAATGGTAAACTAATTTGTGTGGATCCATTATTGGATGACTATATTACAACAGATAAGAATGAAATTGATATTATAAATAATAATACGGTGCATAAGTATTTTAATGGGCAATATGGTAGGTTTATTAATAATACTAATCATAATTCATCAAAAATAGAGTTATATAGAAGTACTTCTATGGGGGGCATCCATCAATTTGATTGATAAATATGAAAATTCTATTGATTTAATCTACATAGACGGTGATCATAGGGCACATGCTGTTTATGAAGATGCAATTTTATCTTTTAGACTTTGTAGACTAAATGGTATAATAATTTTTGACGATTACCACTGGGGTAATAATAACAATAAAGATTCGACAAATATTGGTATTGATAAGTTTTTACATGAATATATTGGACTATATCAAATTATAGATAAAAACTATCAAGTAGTAATTAAAAAAATATAAAAAAAATGTTCACATCAATAAAAGAATCTGAGTTTTTCTTTTCTCATCTTAAAAAAGATTTTAGAGTTTTAGAGTATGGATCTGGACAATCTACCATAGAAATTGGTAATTTAACCAAAGAAGTAATTTCTATAGAACATCAGCGTAATTGGTATGATCAAATGAGTATGAAAATCCCAGGAAATGTTAAGATAATATTAAAATTACCAAATGTGCATTATGTAGAGGGGGCGGATTGTGGTACGTATGATCAATTTAAAGATTATATTAATGAAGGTAGGTTTCATGGTATGTTTGATGTTATTTTTATAGATGGTAGGGCCAGAATAGAATGTGCTAAAATATGTAATGAAATTTCACATGAAAATACTATAATATTTATACATGATTTTAGAAGTAGGTATGAAAATTATAAATTAGTATTAGATCATTTAACTTTAATTAGTGAGGTAGAGGACATGGCGATGTTTAAAATAAAAAAACAATTATGATAAACTTATTTAATATAAATAACTATGTTATTGACACATCTGAGTATTCAAATTTTTTACATGATAAAATAGTCAGTGAATTTGAAAATGAAATTGTAAAATTTGTTGGGGCAAAATATGCTGTCACTTTTAACAGTGCGACCAGTGCAATATTTTTGGCTATGTTAAATAAAAATACTATAGTAAATGTGCCAAGTGTAATCCCACCTGTGGTATTAAATGCCATAATAACATCCGGAAATAAATATAATTTTATTGATAACATTGATTGGGTTGGCGATTCATATATACTTCACGAATTTGAAGATTATAAAATAATAGATTCGGCACAAAAGTTAGAAAAGAATCAATTTATAAAAGAATGTGATGGCGACGATTTAATGATTTTTAGTTTTTATCCAACAAAACCGGTCGGATCTTGTGATGGTGGAATGATAGTTTCAAATGATTACGAAAAGATAGTTAAATTAAAAGAGATGGCATTAAATGGGATGTCATATTCAAACAATAATTGGGAGAGAAAAATTAATTTTCCGGGATATAAAATGTATATGAACTCAATTCAGGCGAATATTGCATTAGAAAACTTTAAATTATTAGATGATAAGTATGAAAAACTTAAAATAATTAGAGACTTATATAATAATAATCTTGGGTATACAAATACTAGTAATCATTTATATAGAATTAATGTAACTAACAGAGATAGATTTATTGAGTATATGAAAAATCATGGTATTATGTGCGGAATACACTACAGCGCATTACATTTGAATTCTGTTTATAAAATAGATAATTCAAACTGTCCCATATCAGAGACGCATTCCAAAACTACAGTTTCTATACCGTTTCATGAAAAATTAACAAATAGTGATATTAACCATATTATTGATAAAATATTAAAGTATAATGGGTAGTCCAACAGAATTAAATGTTTTTAATGATGAAAGAGGGACTTTGGTACCTATTGATTTTTTAAAAAATACTCCATTTAATCCAAAAAGAATTTTTTATGTGTATGGAGTCCCTATAAATACATGGAGAGGTGGGCATGCCCACTATAATACTAAACAGTTACTAATCTGTATAAAAGGGGGGATATTGGTTAAACTAGAGACTAAAAATGAAATTGTGGAATATTTTTTAGAAAAAAATCAAACCTGTTTTATTGACAATATGGTTTGGGATTCTCAAAAGTTTATAGAAGAAGATTCCATATTATTGGTACTATGTTCCACTGAATATGATAAAGATGATTATATTTTTGATATGGAAAAGTTTAAAAATTTATAACTACCCCGTATTTATAACTAAATACTAGATCATGAAGTCAAATATTAGAAAAGAGATTAAAAATTTTATTAAAGAAAATGTGGAGGAAAAAGATGAATATCTTAGATTTACATTACAAGATATGAAAGAGGCATTTGAAGCCGGTAGAAAAACTAGTTGGACAGATATTAATCAAGAGGAAAAAGAGCCATATTATTACGATTTTTTTGATTGGTATAATAGTAAACCCCGATAAATAGTAATTAAATTTATAACTATCCTATATTTATAACTATGGCAGAAAGATTTTTAAATATACGATATCCATTCGAGGATAGTTCAAAAGGTTATATGTTGGAAATGAATCAATTAACCAAAGATGCGGTTAAATCTGATTTATTACATTTATTATTAACTGATAAGGGAAAAAGGTTTTATATGCCCGATTTTGGGACAGATCTAAAAAGATTCATTTTTAACCCAAATGACAACATAACGCACAGAGATATAATGGCCGAAATTCAGGATGTGGTTAATAAATTTATACCTGGTCTAAAAATAACTAACATTCAAACTAAAATTGATGATCTTATTGAAAATGCGGCCATTGTAAGAATAGATTTTTTAATCACTGACACTATTTTTGATGCCGCTGAATTTGTTGAATTTGAAATAAGAAATTAATAATTCTCATATATTTATAAGATACTATGGGCAAAAATTTAAATTATTACGCTAGGAACTTCTCAGATTTTAGGACTGAGTTAATTAGTTTTGTTAAACAATATTATCCGGATATTTTACAGGATTTAAACGATGCTTCCATCGGAACAATGTTAATTGAACTAAATGCTGGTATGGGGGATGTTCTATCTTACCATACCGATAGAATGTTTCAAGAAACCCAAATAGATTATGCTCAAGAAAGAAGGTCAGTATTATCACTTGCCAGAACATACGGATTAAAAATACCCAATAAACGACCATCAATTACTATATTAGATTGGGCATGTATCGTCCCAGTACTCGGGGATACATTTGACGTATCATATGCACCACTTATTAGAAGAGGGGCGCAAGCACTTGGAGCGGGTAAAGTGTTTGAATCTATGGAAGATATCGATTTTTCATCACCATATTCATCTGGTGGGGTACCAAACAGATTAGTAATACCTAATATAGATGCTAATGGTAATGTTATAAATTATGCTTTAGTAAAAAGAGAATTGGCACTAAATGGTGTGTCTAAAATATTTAGATATTCAGTAAATGCTGCAGATTCCAGGCCATTTTTTGAAATAATATTACCAGATTCAGATGTATTATCAGTTGAAAATGTTATTGTGTTACAAGGAAATAGTCATGCTCAGACACCATCATTAACACAATTTTTAGATTTTAATAGTAGATGGTTTGAGGTAGACGCTTTGGCCGAAAATAAGGTGTTTATTGAGGATTCTGCGGGATCATCAGACAGACCAGGAGTTATACCGGGTAGATGGATTAATATAACAAGGAAATTTATAACTGAGTTCACAGATAAGGGATATTGTAAATTAATATTTGGTGCGGGAAATATAGACACTTCCGGCATATCAGCCCCTGGATGTACAATTCAGTTGGCTCAGATAGGTAACTTCGTCAATAATTTGTCACTGGGTGAGGTTTTAAAACCCAATACGACAATATTCATAAAATATAGAGTTGGTGGTGGTGGAAACAGCAATATGGGTCCAAACGTCATTAATGCGGTTGGGTTCATAGACGCAACCATAACAGGACCAAATTCATCTATTAACACATCAGTTAAGGGGTCTATAACAGTAAACAATCCAATACCGGCCATTGGTGGTGTTGACGCACTAGACGTTGAACAAATAAGGAATTTAATAAGATACAATTTTTCGGCACAAAATAGATGTGTAACAATAAAGGATTATAAATCTAGACTATTACAAATGCCTGGTAAGTTCGGCGCACCATTTAGAACAAATGTTTCAGAAGAGCAAAATAAAATTGTTGTATCAGTATTAACACTTGGTAGCGATTCTAAACTATCCAATAGTTCAACAAATACACTTAAAGAAAATATTGCAGAATATCTTTCAGATTTCAGAATGATAAATGACTTTATAACCGTTAGAGATGGTAAAATTTATAACATAGGATTTGAAATAGATGTCTACATTGAAAAGTCAGTATCTAGATCGGAAGTTATAACTAATGTCATTAGAGAGGTCACAAATTACATGTCCATCACTAATAGTGACATGGGTGAAAATATATATTTAGCCGACCTGATAGAGAGTATAAATAATGTCGGGGGCGTATTAAACGTAATAGATATCAGAATATTTAATAAGATAGGGGGAAATTACTACTCATTAAATAGAGTATCACAACCAATTGCTAATGAATCCACAATGGAAATAGATCTATTGGGTGAGTTTACATTATTTGCGGATCCTGATTCCATGTTTGAAATTAAGAATCCTGCTAGAGATATTTCTGTGAGAATTAAATCATAAATTTAATCCTCTGTTGGGTGCCAGGTAATTATATTGTATTTTGTAGGATTATTACCTTCTTCTAATATATCACGACAATAATTTTCCGCCTCTTCCCTTCTTATGAATGGGGTATCATCAGATGTGACAAAAATTTCATTTAATTGCTGACCTAATTCTGTTGAGAAAATTTTATTTACCTTTTCTTGTGTCATAATTATTTCTTTAT